CAATGGGCAAGCATCTCCCCACCTCTGAGGACTTATGAACTGTGTAATCTGCGGACAACCAACTAAACCATTCAAAACAGGACAATACCCAAAAACCTGTTCTAAGGAATGTCTGTCTAAACTCCGCTCTGAGATCAGTAGACGCAACAAAGACCGAGTACGCTGGAATCAACGCCCACAAGAGAGACCTAGTAAGTTCCTTGAGGAAGTAGCAGAGAGAGATTATATCGAAGGCGTGTTGCGATGAGATATATAGACTTATTCGCTGGAGTAGGGGGATTCCGTTATGGGATTGATAGGTGTAATAGACCCACAGGGCAGAATAAAAAAGAAACTAAAAATAAAAAAAATAGTACCAACACTAAGAAAGGAAACACACGGGAACTTGCCTTTACTTGTGTTTACTCAAGCGAATGGGACAAATATGCAAACAGCGTCTACAGAAAACACTTTGGAGAATGCGATGACAGAGACATCAGAACAGTACCAACCTCAGAAATCCCAGACCACGACTTACTCGTTGGAGGAGTGCCCTGTCAATCGTGGTCGGTTGCAGGAAAAAGAGGTGGGTTTGACGATGAGCGAGGAAATATGTGGTTTGAATGTTTTAGGATACTTAGAGCAAAACAGCCTAAATACTTCCTCTTTGAAAATGTTAAAGGACTGCTCTCACATGACCGAGGTAAAAGCATGGAAAGAATATGTGAAGAACTTTGCGGATGCGGTTATGCAATAGATTTTGAGGTGCTGAATAGTAAAAACTTTGGTGTCCCACAGAACAGAGAAAGAGTTTTTATAGTAGGGATTAGACTGGATTTACTTGACAGTTGTCAGATATTTTAATATGATTAACTCATGGCAAAACACAAACTATATGCAGAAATGTATCAAAAGTACCAAAAAGGTTATTCTCTTGCAGAAGTTGGCAAAATGTATGGGATGTCTAGGCAATCGGTATTCTCAGGATTCAAGTGCCGAAAATATAAACTGCGAGAAAAAAAGCAACTACCATTTCTCTCATTTAATGGGGATAAGTTTACACTCCGCAACAATGGATATTATGGCAAAACCTATGGTAATAGAGAACTTATGCACCGAGTTGTTTGGGAACACACCAATGGTTCAATACCACCCAACCATGACATCCATCATGTCAACCACGATAAAACAGATAACCGCTTAGAAAATTTGGAGCTATATGAAAAATCAGAACACGCAAGAAAGTTTAATGCAAGACGAAATCAACATACCAAAGGAATTAAATGAAAAAAATAGACGAGCTAAAAATGCGACTACTGGAGAACCCAAAGATAAAAATGATGGCGTTCAACTTTCCTCAAGGTACTTGCAATACGCCTACGCTAAGCGACATCTTAGAGGAACGGGTAGACCAGAAGTATTTCCTCTCAGCGGAGCAAACAGCAAAACTCTTAAAGAACTTACCAAGGGACAGAGCCAAGGAATGAGGGTATACGAGCCTGAAATCAGCACAACCATCGCAAGCCAAGCTGGAGGCCTGGGAGCAAAGACTGGACTGTATGCAGTTCCAGTCCTTACCCCCGACAGAGCCGAGAAAAGACAAAACGGAAGGCGGTTCAAAACCAACGGAGAGCCAGCGTTTACCCTAACGGGACAAGACAAGCATGGAGTGATGGTTAATCGAAAAGATGGAATAAAAAAGCAGATTGATATTGCCGGCACACTTTCATCATCTGACTGGCGAGGACTTAATAGAAACCAAGATCAAACCGCAATCATGGAAAACATGGCAATCCGCCGCTTGACACCCATAGAAACAGAACGATTACAAGGCTTCCCTGACGGCTGGACTGAGTATGGCGCAGACGGAGAAAAAATCAGTGATACACAAAGATACAAACAAATGGGAAATGCCGTTAGTACGCCTGTGGTTAGTGCAATAATCAGTCGCTTAAAATGAGGAGGATGGGGTTTACGAAATATGATGGGCAACGCAGTAACAACCAACGTAGTATCAGCTATTATCGAAAGGATAACAAAAACGCCCACCGCTAAGTGAGCCTTTTTGAGAAAGGAGATAGTACCATGAAAAGAAAGAAAAGCAACAACTTAAAACCTGCTTTGCTTGGATTACTCTTAGGACTGTTTGTAACTGGGTTCATTCTAGGAATGATGAGTGTTAAGCAAGAACTACCACCACACGCAATTGGATACAACAAAGATGGTGGATTCATTTACAAAAGCGATTTTATTGGTCCACTTAATAAATACGATACAAGGGCTGAATGAGTACATCTATTACCGCAAAAAATGCGGGAAATGTTAGAAATGTCTACAAAGATGCCGAGTACATCGAGTTTATGAGGTTAGTGAATAATGGGGAATTACCTGACACCTGGGAGCTGACGGCAGAGGCTTTAGGAGTACACCCGAACACAATTAAAGCATGGAGAAAACTACCTGAGTTCAGAGAGGCAAAAAGAAAAGGTATAGAACACTGTCTAAAGGAAATGAGGCGAGCAGGTAAAGAAGATTGGAGACAGTGGGAAGCATCGCTTAGGCTCTTAGGGGTTAAAACATCAGAACAACCAACAACTAATATCCAAATCAATATACCAATCTTAGGAGGTAATACTGTACAAAGCAACAACAGCGACCCACAAATTATTGGAGCTACAGAAACGGATTAGAGGTGTCGCTGGTGGCACATCTGCCTCTAAGACAATCTCAATCCTACTTTGGCTTATTGATTATGCACAATCAACTGAAGGGGAGCTAATATCTGTTGTTTCTGAGAGTTTTCCACATTTGAAGCGTGGTGTTATCCGTGACTTTCAAAACATTATGGAACAGCACGGCTACTGGAATCCTGGGCTATGGAATAAAACTGATTATATTTACACATTTCACAAAAATAGCAGAATAGAGTTTTTTAGTGCAGACCAACCAGGAAAAGTAAGAGGGCCACGCAGGCAAGTATTATTTATCAACGAAGCTAACAACATTCCTTATGAAACTTTCACACAGTTAGAAGTGCGTACATCTAAGATTATCTGGTTAGACTGGAATCCCGTATCTGAGTTTTGGTGGTATACCGATGTACTACCGCATCAAGATGTAGACTTTTTAACGCTAACCTACAAAGATAATGAGGCACTTGATCCTGCTATCGTACAAGCGATTGAAGCTAGAAAACATAACAAGAACTGGTGGGCAGTTTATGGACTTGGACAACTTGGAGAGGTAGAGGGCAAGATTTACAAGGACTGGGCTACTATAGACGAGATACCACACGAAGCACGACTAGAACGCTACGGGCTTGATTTTGGCTACTCTAACGATCCCACAAGCATAGTTGCAATCTACAAGTACAACGGTGGACTAATCTTAGATGAGATTACCTATCAAAAAGGACTCAGCAACAAGCAGATAGCAGACATCATTACCAATCAGCCACAGGCGTTAGTGGTAGCAGATAGTGCCGAACCAAAGTCTATTGACGAACTAAAAAGCTACGGAGTCAACATTCTACCAAGCCAAAAAGGGCAGGGATCAGTCAATCAGGGTATTCAGAAGGTGCAAGATCAAAGAATAAGCGTAACCAAGCGCAGTCTTAATGTCTTAAAGGAATATCGTAACTACCTGTGGGAAACAGACAAAGACGGTAAAATACTCAACGTGCCAAATCCAGTATTCAATCATGCGATGGATGCCATACGGTATGGAGTTGAGAGTTTAGTACCACAACAAACCGACTTAGGAAGTGCAAAGAACGCAATTTATAAAGCCCAACAAAGAGTTAAAGGATTCTATGTCTAATCTTGATATCTTACTTACTCAAGAAAAACTATTCAAAGAGGTTGGCTCAGGTAAACTTACAATGGAGTATCTAGTTCATAATAGTGTGGTTAAGGGTGTTAGAGTATTTGGAAGCAGGAAGCTACTGTATAACCGATCACAAGAGGACAAGCAGGACAACGAACAAGCACTCAGAGATTTAGTGGGTAGAGTGGCAGATGGGTTAAGTAGAAAGACAAGAGAAGTACTACAGTTTAGTGTTACGGTCAATGATGGCAAGATAAACTTTGTTGAATGGCACAGCCAGCAAGACAAAAGATTTGACAAAACCAAATAATTATTGTATAAACTGCGGTAATAGCGTTTCAAGGCTCTAGCAAGTTGCGGAGAATAAACCGAAGCAAGACGCACCACCAATGGTGTGTTTTTTTTGTATGGCTAAAAACTCTCCTCTCACAACTAAACAAATAGATCAACTGACTGGCGATTATTCAACAGATTACGAATCCATTAAACCAATTCACGATGAGTTTGAGGAAAAAGAGAACATGATTCTCGGTACTCCAAAAGACTCAATCTCACAAAACGAGTCAGTTTCAACAGTACAAGACCCCACACTGCTTTCAGCAGTAATAAAACAAAACAACTCAGTAATGGCACAAATGCCAACAGGCAAAGTGACTGCCTTATCACTCAAGAATAGGGGAAAGTCGCTATTCATGGACCTAATTCTCCATGAACACATACTTCCACACGCCAAAACACAGTATGATCCCTACACGAAGTTATGGCTTCTTTCATTTTACAGAAAAGTATATGGCTCATTTGGCGTGATGGTTGACTATAATGTCGGCAAGAAGTATGTCGGTCCAGACTTCACACTGATTCCAGCACGCTCAATCATTCCGCAATCTGGCAGAACAACTATAGAGGGTTCAGATCATGTTTTCGTTAGATCAAAAGTAACTCGTGGGTGGCTTGAATCACGCAATAAGGATATCTGGAAAAACATCGACAAGGTTTTAGAGAAACCACATGGAATTGATGACTCATCACTTCAGACTGCCAACGAACAGAACTACCAGCGAACTTCAAATAAGAACGAGTTTGAACTTATCACAAAGTATGAGGGGGATCGGTGGGTAACATTCTCTAAAGATGCTCAGGTGGTTGTAAGAGATTTTGGCAACCCACAAAAGAATGATGAGATTCCTGTGGTTATGTGCCACGCATACCCACTGATGGACAGATTCTTTGGTCTTGGAGAGTTTGAACGAGGCAAAACACTTCATTACGCACTATCATCACTAATCAACCTATATCTTGATGGCGTTAAGATGTCTATATTCCCACCACTCAAGGTTGATCCAACCTCGATTGCTGATTGGAACTCATTTAATCTTGGCCCTGGTAGCGTCTGGCTTATGAATGCTGGTGGTATGCAAGGCATTGAACAGATGCAATTTTCTCCACAAGGACTCAACACATTTCAAAGCACTTACTCATTCCTTAAAGGAGCAGTTCTAACTCTCACTAACACCACTGATACCAGTGTGTCAGAGGGTACTGATCCTGGATTTGGTAAGACTCCACAGGCTCTCAAGATGCAAGCGATGACTGAGGGTATGAAAACTCAGTTTGACAGGCGAATGCTTGAGATTGCTACTGAGAACATCTTTGACAAGATGATTGATCTAATCGCAAAGAGGCAAGAAGAACCCATTGAACTCTACCTGCATGAAAAAGATCTAAGTAAGGTTGAGGAAGTTGCTCCAGATGTGGTTGAGATGTTTGAAACAGGCAATATGGGTCGGGTAGTTGTTAAACCGCAAGATATTGCCAATTGTGAATACCGCTATGAGATTGATGCTGGCTCAACAGTTAAGAAGGACGAGATCATCGAGAACCAAACACTCACAGAGCTTATCTCTCTAATCTCTAAGATTCCAGGCTCTATGGAACAAGTAATGCAAATGGGTGGGTTTAGGGTTGGTAACTCATTTATTAACTTCGGCGAACTGATGAAACGATGGGTTATATCAAGTGGTATTCAAGATTGGGACAAGATTATTCAGGAGCAAGACCCCAACCAAGCCAATTTTGAACAACAGGGACTCAATCAAGCATTTCAACAGATGCAACCACTCCAGACTTCTGAAGCACAGGCAATTATGGATGAGTTGATGGGCGGTATGGGTCAACAAGGTATGCCACCACAAGGTATACCGCCAATGGGAGGAATGTAGATGGAAACAGCTATTCATAATAGTGCCGATGTGTTTGCCTCATTTAGAGAGTTAAAGAACAGACCAGAGATTAAACACAAAGAGAGTGAAGCGGAGCAAATAGCACTACTTGCAAAAGATGACGGCTTCAAGGCGCTACAACGAGTCATTGAGAGGCAGATTGAAAACCTTGACCAGATGAAAATGGGCGTACCTGAGAGCTTAGAAGCGGTTGGATTTCGGTTCTTAGCCTGTCAGATTGCAACAGAGCAACTTAGATACATCCGAGACTTGCCCCTGTCTCTAGCGAAAGGCAGTCGTGGAAGAACAAACATTTGAGCAAGTTTGGGGAATTAGCGAGCAAGAAGTTGAAGAACTACGAAACAAGGCTCGTGAGCAACTTAAAAATACAAAGCATACATGGAGACAAAAGGGAGCATGGCTTCAATGTCGTTCATGTGAGCAACCTCACGCAACCTACATTGGTACAAAGCACATGATGGTTGGTGAGAACGATGATGGGACACCAATCCTAGTACATAGAGTTGGGGGTAAGAACAAGTGAATCACTCACTCCTTTCGGTTAGCTACTTATCTACCCCCAACCCTGTATATCAGGCAAGTGGTCGACCCCTTGTTGTGTGGTCTGTAACAAGTAAATAGGAGAGGCATCATGACTGATGAACTCGAGGCGCAAAACGAACAGGTGGAAGCGCAAACACCTACTGAGGAAACGCCAACTCAGGAAACTGATTCCACAGAAGAAGCACAACCTCAAGCCACCGAGGCAGAAGTGGTGGAACAAGGAGAAACTAAAAAGCCGACACGATCTGAACGCAGAGTCGAGCAACTTTTGAAGAAATTGAAAGAGCGTCCACAAGTCGATGACTTTCATCAAACGCAGGACGAACCCTTAATTAAACCAGAAGAAATGGAAACAGGGATTGATCCAAGCGCATTAGAACAACGCTTCAACTCAAGGATTCAAAACGCTACTGCTCAGACACGTCAACAGATCAAAGCTGAATTGGCGTATGAAAATGAGGTCAAGTCGCATATGTCAGACCTTGAGTCTGCCATGAAAGACTTAGACCCAAGAGTGGAAAAGCTGGCGGTTAGGCAGTATCAAGCTACCAACTACCAACTCAATCCACTTACAGGTCAGCCAATTTTCGTACCAACAGTCAAGTTCAGCGAGATAGTGAACCAAATCAAAGGCGATTTGGAAGATTTAACAGCTTCTAGGGTTGCTGAGTCAGCAGAGCGAGTCGCAAGAATCGCACAAGAGGGCGCAGTACAACCAGGAACATCGAGCAAACAAAAACTTGGTGTTGATGATCTAAAGAGAAGTCTTTGGAAAAATCCAGAAGCAGTCGCTAGAGAATTGGAAGGCAGACTTGGTTACTCTGAGGATTAGTATAAGGAAATCATTGTATGGCAGCTGAAACAACCACAACGCTATCCAATGAGCTGATGACTTTCTACTCGAGCAAGTTTATCGAGAGAGCAAAGAACATTCTTGTCCACGCACAGGGATTTCAAAGAAGCACTCATGGTAAATACTCGGGCAAAGTTATGCGAATGAATCGCTATACAGCTCTGAGTGTAGCTTCAACAGCACTTACAGAAGGCACTAACCCAACTGAGGTGTCTATCTCCAGCTCCACTGTTGATGTGACGTTAGCTGAGTATGGAACGACTGTCAAAGTCGCTAAATTACTTAGCTTGACAACCATTGATCGTGAGGGTCAAGAGAAAGTCGAGCTTATTGGTCAAAACATGGGTGAAACCCTTGATGACTTGGCTCGAACCGCTCTATACGGTGGTGCAACCGCCCAACTAGCAGGTGCAAAATCTGCTTTAACTGATGTTGCTGCAACCGACACGTTTGATGCAGATGAAGTCAGAAAAGCAGTCCGAACCCTGAAAGTTAATAAAGCCCTTCGCTATGCTGATGGATACTTCCTCGGCAAAGTTGGTCCTTACTCAAGCTATGACTTGATGGGTGACTCAACTTGGGTAAATGCACACACCTATAAAGATGGTGCTGAACTGTACAAAGGAGAGATTGGACGACTTCACGGTGTTCGTTTCATTGAAACCAACTACCAAAAGTCCGAATCCTCAACTGTCACTGTCTACTCCAACTTCATTCATGGAGACAAGGCAGTGGGTGAATACAACTTAGAGGGTGATATGCCCAAGTTGTACATCAAAGTTCCAACCGCTAGTGACACCTCCAACCCTGCAGATCGTTATTCAACGCTTGCTTGGGCTGGGGTTTACGCCGCGAAAGTTCTCGTAAGCACCTGGTGTCTTAATGTTAAATCGGGTGCGACAAGTTAGGAACTAGCCACTGTTATATGGTATAATCCCCCTAGTATAGTCTTACTAGGGGGATACCATGATAAAAACAAAAATATGCAAAACTTGCAGAAAACAATTCACTCTAAATCTAAAACCAAGCGATTGGAAAGTAAGGCGGTATTGTTCAAGAAAATGTGCAAATGTGGGTATGAAGGGTATTCAACCATGGATGAGATTAGAAGGATTGGCTATCGGACATGGGTGGAATAAGGGTAAAACGGGTTACATGAGTGCTGAAGGTAGAAAAAACATAGCTGAATCAGTAAAAAGAACTATAGCAAATGAAACACCAGAAAAAAGAGCAGAGAGAATCAGAAAGGCAATAAGCAATAGAAAATCGAACTTTGGCAAGAATCACAAGCGAGGTAAAGAACACCATGCTTGGAAAGAAACAGGGCTTAATTATACGAATACACACAAATGGGTAAACAAAATGAAGCCAAAAATGGGTGTCTGTGAAACTTGCGGTCAAGAAGGTAGAACAGAATACTCAAATGTAGATCATAAATATAAGAGAGTAATTACAGACTATATGGAGTTATGTAAAAAATGTCATCAAAAATGGGAAAAAGATCATAACTTATGAAAACAACGCGCGATCAAGATATGGATTTTTTGACCCTCAAGGCTGAGGAGAGTCAAGATGATTCTCATGCTAAGGCGGTAAGAGAACAAATCTATCACCAATCAAAGGATGTCTACCTAGAAAAGAAGCGCGGTGAACTGGCAGAGTGGATTAAGCGAGGGCTATATGCCTATCAGAGTGCCGATCCTAAGAAGAAGGAAATCATGGCACAGTCTGAGATGAACATAGATCGAATAGAGCGAGAGATTAAATTATATGCTGGGAGCGAAGCCTTCCAACAAACACTAGCAAAAGCAGCCGCCAAGATTAGCAATTTACAGGCGGAAGTATTTATTACTAAAAGGGGGAAACGTGAAAGACAAAAACCTCATTGAGGGCATTAGAAAAGCCCACGAAGTATTGATGATGTGTCCAGATGCACTTGATGTTGCACTTGGCGATGCTCGTGCAGGATACGCCTACGCCTATGTAAACAAAACCAAAGAGGCAGTTAAGGTTCGTAATGAAGCTAGAACTATCCTCTGGCAGACATGGCAAGCTGGAGCATACTCATTCTCTGAAATCTCACAAATGCTTCGGGTTGATGAATTAGCAGTTAAAGCCGCCCTTGACCCAGAGTGGCGACAGGAGATGGGAATTGAGTAGTATTATCCACTCAACTAGTGTTGCTACAGAATCTCAGGCATTACCAAAGGCTTCACCGCCTGAGAGTGTGCCTGAGAATGTAGAACTTCCTATAAGTTCTCAGATTGCTGAGAGTGATGTTCCTTATGTTGCCAAACACCTAGAAGGTGCGATGGTATGGGATAAGTTAGATTCAAGAACACAGGAGAATGGGGAACTAATTGATGATATGTTTAAGAAAGCAGTCAAGTCTGGTAGGTACAGAGATGACAAGATTGGGTTTAGTGAGTTTATCAAGCACTATGAGAAAGTAACTGATACCAAAAACTCTCCTCTCACGATGAAAGTCAATGTAATAGCTGAGTTTCTCAGATACTCACAAAGGAGAAGCGAATATGAGTCGTAACCACCCAACCCAACAAAGTGAGCAGAAGGTGCTAAACAAGGCATTTGAACAATCAAAACAAGCCATAGCAGTGGCAGGAGTTGAGACAGATGGTACTAACGAGTTGTATAAGGTGTCATCACTAGTAGCTAAAAAAATTACTACATCAGGCAACTATACCTATATAGCCACTGCACCGATCGGAACAGCACAAGATACAGCAGGTTGGCAGGTAAAAAGGATAGAAGTATCTGGAAATGACACGATTATCACTTGGGCAGATGGAGATGCTGAGTTCAATAACGTAGTAACCGACTTGACCGCACTATCCTACTCATGAAAATAGCAGTTATTGAGACACACTGGAAGTCTATATCTGGCAAAGAACGAACCAGTGCCATTGACTACTATCGCTCCATTTCTCCAATTCAGTATGCAGGTAAAAAGATGGGTTGGGAAGTTGATGTTATTCGTGGTCTTGGAGCAAAACCATCGGTTAAGGAATACGCAAGACTCAAGGAATACGACCTTGTGTGGTTGTCATACCTTGATAACTCAGTAGCACTCAAGTATTTGGTTGATACTGGTACTCCGTATACAATGGATTTTGATGATGATCTAATCAACATAGACCCGACAAATCCAGTTGGACAACAATACCACCCTGAGAGTCAGGCATTTAAGACTCTCATTTGGGCAATTAAACACTCCCCAAATATCACGGTTAGCACACCGCATCTAAAGAGTGTTTATCAGCCACTCAGAGGTGGAAAGAATATCACTGTACTTAGAAACTCGGTGCTACTTGATGACTTTGTTAGACAGCCAAAAGTACAAGATGACAAGATAGTCATTGGCTATACTGGTGGGATTACTCATTATGGAGATATCTTTCATTCTCCATTTTGGGGGGCAATTAACTATTTGTTTGGTAAGTATCAGGGCAAGATTGCCTTGAAAGTCTTAGGTATGATGCCTGATCTCTGGTGGAAAGACCTAGAGGACTTCAGATATACAGGTGGTACTTCAGACTATATTGACTACAAGAAAACACTTAGTGAGTGGATTCGTGATGTAGATATTGCAGTCGCTCCACTTCACCACACCTATTTTAATAAGAGCAAGTCATTTATTAAGGCGATGGAGTATTCAGTCAACGCTGTGCCAGTCGTAGCTACAAGAATTGAGCCATATGAGGAATACGACAACAAGACTGGCTCAATACTTCTTTGTGAAGGTCATAAAGATTGGGTTGATAACTTAGAAATGCTCATCAATGATGCTCAGGCTCGAACAGAGTATGGAAAGAAGTCGCTTGCGAGAGTAAAGCAACTTAGTTTAGATAAAACCTACGACAAATGGGCTAAGTATGTAGAGAAGATTGCAAGAAAGCCCGAAATGAGGGGTTTAGTAAGCTCCCATGAGGTAAAAAGTGTACTATTTTCATGTCTAGCGTTTGGTAGTATGACTGGTAGTGAACTATATGTTTACGACTTAGCTAAAGAATACATCAAACGAGGAATTGAGGTTGGTATTTGGGCAACACACTACGGCAATGACTACTTAGATGAAGCCAAAGCACTTGGAATCACTATCTATACAAGCAAACCAAAAAAGAAGTATGACATCTATCACGCACAACAGGTAGAACCGACACAGCGAGTCTTAGGACTCGGCAGGGTTATTCAGACCGTACACTCTGAGATACTACCTGACTTTGAGTTTCCAGTTGTGGGAGTTGATAAGTATATTGCAGTTAGACCAACGATTGAAGCATTCCTATCAAATCAAACTAACAGGCCAACTAGAGTGATATTCAATGGAATTGATACAAATCTCTTTTACAGAACAGGAAAGAATAACGGAAGGATTCTTTTTGTTGGTAAAGATGACTATTTAAGACACGACACAATCGAGGAATTAAAGAAAACAGGAAAACTATTTCATTTTCAAGGAAGCTATGAAGAAGTAGCAGAACAGACAAGACAGTGCTACAAGACCGCATCAATTATGCTTGGTAGGACTACGATTGAGGGTTGGCATTGTGGAAAAGTCGGGATTGTGTATCGAGTTGACGAGAGTGGGAAAATCTTAGGTAAGCAAGAGATGCCACCACCAATGGATTTGCTCCCATTCACAATCGAGTACATGGCAGATGAAACACTAGGATTTTATGATTAGTCTACTTTTACCAACGAGAGGCAGGAGAAGCGAGTTACAGCGTTTCCATGAGTCTGTGTTTCAAACTGCTGATGCTCCTGACAATATAGAGATTATCTGCTATGTCGATGATGATGACACTTCCTACGATGGACTAGAACTTAGGCAGACTAAGTTTATCAATGGTAAGAGAATAGTCTTATCAGAAATGTGGAACAGGTGTTTTGAGGCTTCAAAGGGCGAGATACTTGGACACATGGGAGATGATATTATCTTTCGTTCACAGGGTTGGGATACCTATGTATTTGAGGCAATCAACAACTTCAAAGACAAGATAGCATTTGTGTATGGCAGAGATGGGTTCTCACCCTCTGACTTTGGTACACATGGATTCATTCATAGAAAGTGGGCTGAAATTAGTGGCTTTTTTGTTCCCCCGTACTTTTCTAGTGACTACAACGACACTTGGTTTAATGACGTGGCGAAAGCTGTTGGTAGGCATATTCATATACCAGAGATTTACACTGAGCATATGCACTGGATTAACGGTAAAGGAGCTAAGGATCAAACACACCTAGATAGACTTGCAAGGCATCAAGCCGACAACGTACAAGCTATCTATGAGAGTAAGAAGTCGGAGCGTGATGATAACGCTAGCAAATTACTCGAGTATATAAGGAGTATATGAAAATTGGCATGATTGGTTTAGGTAAATTAGGACTTCCAGTAGCCCTCTCTATTGAGAATAAGGGGCATGAGGTCATGGGATATGACATCAATCCTCAAGTCGCTGAGTACATCAAAAATAGACAAATCCCCTACCAGGAAGAAGGCACGCCAGAGTTACTAGAAAAAACTAATATCAAACTAGGAACGCTAGAGGAGGTGGTAGAGTTTGCAGACATTATCTTTGTCCCTATTCAAACCCCACACCATGAGAAGTTTGAAGGCATTACGAGACTTCCTGATGAGCGAGTGGATTTTGATTACACATATCTTGTTAAAGGTATGCAGAGCATATCTAGGGCTTGTACTAAGGATAAAGTGGTAGTCATAATCTCAACCGTACTACCAGGAACTGTTGAGAGGTACATTTTACCCGTCATCTCAAAACACGTTAAACTTTGCTATAACCCATTTTTTATAGCGATGGGTACAACCAGAGCAGATTTTGAATATCCAGAATTTGTGCTTTTAGGTTGTGATGATCTGGAGATCTCAGAGTATGTTACTAACTTTTACAGGACAATTCATGATAAGCCAGTATTTAGAACCTCAATTAAAAACGCTGAACTGATTAAGGTTATCTACAATACTTTTATCTCAACCAAGATTGCATTCATCAATACCGTCATGGAGGTTTGTGATAAGACTGGCTGTAATGTTGATGTGGTGAGTGATGCGATTGCTCTAGGAACAGATAGGCTTATCTCAACTAAGTATTTGCGAGGTGGCATGGGTGATGCTGGTGGCTGTCATCCGAGAGATAACATAGCCCTATCATGGTTGGCTCGTGAAAAACACTTATCTTATGATTGGTTTGAAAACATTATGATAGCCAGAGAGAAGCAAACTGAGTGGCTTGCCTCTTTAGTCAAGAGTGTTAAAGATCACTTTGCTATGGATGTCATAATTCTTGGGGAAGCATATAAAAAGAATATCAACCTCACAATAGGCTCATCTAGCACTCTCTTATCTAATCTGCTAACTGAAATGGGAGTGGAGCATTCCACATTTGATCCACTTACTACGCCACTACCATTCAAGGCTGGCACTCTTAGACCAGCGATTTACTTTATAGCAACCAATCATGATGTATTTAAGGAATATGAGTTTGAATCAGGCTCAGTAGTACTAGACCCCTGGAACATTATCAAAGACCAAAATGGGGTTATCGTAAGGAGGATAGGGAGATGACATACACTTATAACACTATTGTAGAGTTTATCCGTAACGTGTTTGATGTAACTGATAAGGCAGATAAGACTGAAAAGAAGGCAATTATTGCTGTTTCCGGTGGTATTGATAGTGCTGTATGTCTGCACTTACTCTATCTTAATTTAGGCAAAGAAAGAATGATTGCGGTGTTACTTCCCTATGGCGAGCAGGATATGACCGATGCAAGACGTGAGTGTGAAGCACTTGGTATAGTGCCATTGATTATTGATATCAAGCCTGCTGTAGACGTACTTGCTAGAAGCAACGACCAAATGCGACTCGGTAACATCATGGCTAGAGTAAGAATGATTTATCAGTATGACCTAGCAAAAGAACACAACGCTCTTGTTTGTGGAACAGAGAATCTATCTGAATACTATCTTGGGTACTTCACTCTCTTTGGAGATCAGGCTTGTGACTTCTCCCCAATTGCACATTTAACCAAGACAGAAGTAAGACGATTGGCAACAGAATTAAAGATTAGTAATGCTATTCAGACAAAAGCACCGTCTGCTGGGCTATGGACTAACCAGACTGATGAACAAGAACTTGGCTTTACCTATGAGGAAGCTGACTTGCATATTAAACATCAAGTTTACTCATCTAGAGTAAGCGATAGGATTGCTAGAACCCATTTTAAGAGAGAAATACCATACAAAGTAGTTTAAGTCTATTGACAACACAACATATAGTGGTATTATTAGGTTGTTCTATCTCCCAAGACAGGGACTCGGAACAGGTATAACTCACGTTCTATCGTGGGTTTTTTTGTATAAAAAGGAAAATATGTTATATCCAACACCAGTTCCAACACCAACGCTACCAGTAGGTATGCAACAGCCTTCGCAGTATCAATCTCAGTACATTCCAAACCAATCACTCTATCAAGGACCACTACTTCCGAATCAGAACGTAAGTGCCTTTAGAAATTACAATGTTGATCAGAGTGTAAGTCGAACACCCTCAGCACCAGCACCAGTTCCGACACCTCAGCAATCTTCTGGTGGTGGAGTTAACCTCAAAGACCCAAACTCCAGTCCTGGAGCTGGTTGGTGGTGGGACGCTGCCGATGGTTGGAAGTTTTCAGGTGGAGATGCTCAAGCTGAAGCAGACCGCAGGGCGCAGGAAACCAGAGATATCATCAATTCTGGCTATAACTCTGTAGAGAGCAGAATGCAAGGCCTGATTCCATTCTATGAGGGTCAACAAAACACTCAGCTACAATCAGCGCAGGATATTTACAGCCAGATTGCTCAAGGTCTGGGAGAGTCTAAGCAAACAGCCATTGATAAGCTGGGGATTGCACGAAACCAAGTACAAGCTAATGTGGCAAACAGTGCAAAAGACTTACAACAAAACTTACTTGGTGTTATCCGCAATACTGGTATGCAACTTGGTGCGATGGGGGCTGGAGACACCTCGGCATCTAATGTGATGGCTCCATATGCTTACACAAAACTAGCAGGTCAAGAATATGGCAAGATTCAAAGACAAGGTAATGACCAATTGTTCCAAATTGACACTCAAGAAAGAGATACTGAAAACCAGTATGTTCAAATGGTCAATCAATCTAACATCGAGAAAGAGCAACAACTTCAAGGAATTAGGGATCAATTTGGTAGCATCATAGCTCAGTTAAGAAACCAAATGACAACTCTGCCGGCAGATAGGGCGAGAGAGCTTGCCAGTCTGCAACAAAACCTTTTACAACAGGCTCAGGGCAGACTCTCTCAAATTGAAAGCTACTATATGAACCTACAGGGAGAAATACAAAACTGGGCGCAGAATCGTATGGCACAGCTCAATGATGCCAAGATCCAACTTTCTCAGCCTGCTAACTTCAACCCTCAAGACATTGTTTTTCAAGAGTTACAGGCAAGAAACATGGTAAATAACACACCATCTAGTGCTTACTGGAATCCAGAGATCATGAAGAAACGCCGAGAGGAATTAGGATATTAAGGGAGGAACATGGCATTATCCGCCAAAGACCTTCTTAAAAAACTGAAGGAAAACACTCTTGATAAAACTACGCTTGATGAGCGTATTGGTGGAGTGGTTAGAAGGAACACCTTGCTTGGTAACATTGGCTCAATGGCTTATAGGGCTGTGAACACTCCAAGACCAGATGTTTCAGGGTTTGCTCCGCAGTACAATAAGCTGAGAAGCACACTACAGCAACCTGCTGGCAGAGTAGGACAATCAATAATTAACGCATCAAATGCGTTAATAAACTCTCCACTTGGTGCACCTGGTAGAGTAGTGATGGGTAAGAGTAACTCAGCACCTGGACGATGGATTCAAGGCTATCAGAGTAGTGTTAGAGATAATGTACTCAAGGCTGGTCAATCATTTGACAAGAACTTCAGCCAAATAGATCAGGGCCAGTCATTCACTCAACGACTTCCAACTATAGCAAGTGGTGTCTGGAATACTGCAAAAGCACTCTCACAGGTAACACCAAAAGGGGTGGCAACAATGGCAGTTCCCTCAGTAATTGGCGGTGGTGTGGCGTTAGCACAGAAGCAAGACCCATTTATCGGTGCTGGTAGGTCTGGGGCTGAGTTTCAAAGTTGGCGACCAGTGCTTCGTATAACAGACCCACTTACTGCAAAAACAGCTCAAAAAGCAATGTTGGCAGTATCAGGCAGAGGAGCAAGCAGACTGGCAAAAATACCCATTAAACAACTTGCTGTACAACAGTTAGCACAGCGAGGTGTAACAGGTATTGGAAACACGATTGAGGACGAGATACTAGCAAGACTTGATGGGTTAAAACCAACCACAGGACAAAGAGCTTCATCATTCCTTATTGGTGGTGCGATGGGTGGCAATAGCCAACTACTAGACCAAGCCAAACTCAGGTTTACTAAGAAAGACTTCGAACAGGTGGCAAAACAGGTGGGCAAGACTGCAAAAGAAGTTGAAAAAGTATACACAGATAGTCTGGCTCGTAGAGTAACTATTACTGATAACACAGGTAAGTCAAGATCAGTTATTACTGATAAGGCAGGTTCAGGAGATTGGATTGCTTGGGCTTCTAACAATGGTTATAAATACGATGTCGAACTAACCAATGGTAGCTTGGGCAGTGTTGGTGGTGGACAGAAACCCCCCACTGATCCCACAGAAGCACTAAAGGTAGAAGCTAGGAAGGCGGTAGCAGAAGGTAAGAGTGCTGAGGAGTTTGTCGCTAGCGTACATAAACAAATAGAGGATCCAGCTAATGGAAAATCTTTTACTGCACTCGCACAAGAATATGGTTTACCGACCAACGAGCAGAAAATACTAAATGATGTTGAAGCACTGCGATGGAGTAAAGATGGACCTAAGACATACCCAGAAGCAGCCAACCAACTTGGCGTAGGTCAGCAGTATAAAGACATAACGGCAAAAATCAGTAAAGAATCAGACGCTAGGTACAAAAACCCATACGGCAATGTTGGTATGCTCAATGAAACATATACACGCCAAAAACTCACCGACCTCTACAACCAAGCTAAGGGAGTTACCCAAGCAAAACCAGGAAAAGTATCGCTAAAGCCAAAAATACAAACGGAAAAGCCAGCGATTGCACCTGGGGTGGTAAATACTCAACAACCTTCTTTGTCGCAAGGTACGCAAAAAGTAAAATTAAACCAACCACAAACAAAAGTAGCGGTGCAACAACCAGGAGTGGAAAATAAGAAGGCATTAGACGACATTATAGCAGAGGGTCGCAAGTCTATTGGTGCTACCAACGGTAATAAAGACAAAAAATCAGTCAGACAGGTACTATCAGAGGCATATACTCAGTGGGTAGATAGGTATAACCCACTTACCCAGGCTTCAAGACAAGCCAAAAAAGCACTTAAAGTAAAGGGCGCAGAACTTAGACCAGAGTACGATCCAGAGTATCTAGTGAGGCGATTAACTGGCGCTGGCGGAATTGCTGACTACAGATTTAATACTGAACTAAAGCCGACCATTGATGCTATAGATCAAGCAGGTATTCCCAAGCTGGATATGGATACCTACCTTGCTCACAAACGTATGGCTGGGTTTGGAGATGTTGGTCGTGAAGTGTATGGTACAGACCCAGCGAAGTCTCGCCAGATAACACGGGCATTAGAGGCTAAATATCCAGAGATTAGTCGGCTTGCAGACCAACTCTACAGATACCAAGATCAAGGGCTACAAGAACTAGCAAATGCAGGCTTTTTATCAAAAGAAGCTGTAGATGCGATGAGGTCACAAAACCCCGATTATTCGCCATTGTATCGTGTCATGGACGAGATGAACGACTACCTCGGTCTACCAACGAGAAAAACCATGCAGGGGAGTAATCCAGTAGTCAGAATTAAGGGTTCAACAAAACAAATTGATTCGCCACTTGAAAACATCATCGGTAACACGTTTAGCCAGCGAGCAGCGATTGAGAAAAACAGAGTGGCTCAGTCTATTGTTGGATTGCAAGATATTACCGATATGGGTTTTGAAAAGGTTGCCAAGTCGGGTAATGACACCATCACTGTTTGGAGGGACGGCAACAAAGAATACTGGAGAGTTGGTAGTGACATAGCAGATACCGCCAAGGGACTGAACGAAGAAAATATGAACATGGTGTTGAAAATCCTACAAGCACCAGCTTCACTTCTCAGACAAGGAGCAACTGGTAGAAATCCAGACTTCATGCTTCCCAACATAATCAGAGATCAGTTAGACGCAGGTATCACATCTAAGTATGGGTATATCCCCTTTGTCGACTATGTATCTGGTCTCAAGTCAATGCTGAAAAACGATGAGTATTATCAAAGATGGGCTAATTCTGGAGCCAAGATTGACCTAGGTGAACTATCTGGTCGCAAGTCCATCCAGCAACTATTTGACGAAAAGAAAACCAAAAGGGGATTATTCGGTTGGTTGAGTGCCGGCCTTGATGTAATGGGTAAATACTCAGAACAACCAACGCGTGTTGGACTATTCAAAAAAGCATACCGGAAAACAGGAAATGAATTGTTGGCAGCGATGGAATCGAGAGATGCAACTGTTGACTTTGCTCGTATGGGTTCAAAGATGAAGGTAGCTAACTCAATTATTCCGTTTCTAAACGTTGGTGTTCAGGGATTTGATAAGTTGGCTAGGTCAATCAAAAACCAACCTGGCAAGGTTGCTTTCAACCTTGGCGTATATGCGGCACTTCCAGCAATTACTACCACGCTTTGGAATCTTACCAACCACGGCGAGGAATACTCCCAGATACCACAATATGTAAAAGACACTAACTTTGTTCTTGTTACTGGTACGAATAAAAATGGTGAAGTTGAATATATTGAGATACCAAAGGGAAACGTAGTACCCATTGTTGCCAACCCCGTTACTTCATTTCTTGAATACCTTGGTGGGGCAAACCAACAAACGCTTGGACAACTAGCCACACAACTACTCTCTGAAACACTTCCTGTTGTAGAAGGAGGACAATCACTCAAAGAAGTGGCGGTCAAGACAATTGGGAGTAACTTACCCCAGGCCATGAAACCATTGACTGAGAACTTAATGAATAAGTCGTTTTTCAAGTACGACAACAAGACAAATGAGACAAAAGAGATTGTTCCTTACTATTTGAAAGATAAGCCGGCCTATGAGCAGGCGTATGAGTTTACACCGGAGATGTATAAAAAGGTTGGGGCATTATTAAACGTGTCTCCACTACAAGTTCAGAACCTGGCAGAGGGGTACTTGGCCGGATTTGCCAAGATACCAGCGAATATTATTGATATCATGGTTGATATTTCTAAGGGAAAACAGGTTGACTCAAACCAGATTCCAGTAGCAAGAAGATTCTTCCAGCACACGTACCAGTCGTCAAAATCTGCTCCGAAAGAGACAATTAAAGCACCATCAATGATGGAACGATTAACTGGTAAAGCTGATGCAAGCACCCAGGATTCAATGGCAATTCCAGAAGATCAAGCCACATTCAATGAACTCTATAACGAAGCATCCAAAAAAGCTAAGTCAATCGAAGAAAAACGGATGATTGAGTATGATCCAACCCTGAGTGAGAGTGAGAAACAGGCTAAACTTGCCAAGCTACAAGAGAGATCGGTTGCATGGGCGCAGGTACTAGCAGAAATGGAGAACGGGCATCCTGAGAAAGTATTTGAGGCGCAGCTTGACACCTACAAGACTGGTTCAGGTAGAACCGTAGAGGAACGTGGCGAGTGGGTATACAAAAAGCTAGAAACAGCCAAAGATGAAAAAGAACTGCAATCCCTTATCAATCGAATGTGGGAAGAAAAGGTACTTACCACTGGCTCATCTGGAGTCGCTCAGTATTTAGAAGATACCTATGGAATTAAACTCAAATACACCGGGACTAACAAGAAAATTAAAGTAAGTTCTGGCAAGAGCAAAAAGATTAAACTAGGCTCAACACCACAGATGAATACACCAACCATTAAGTTTTCAACACCGCAATTTAATCCTATCTCAATGAGTATTCCTAAAATAAATATACAGATGCCGAAGTCAAACCGAGTTAAAATCAAACCGAGTATAGATTTGCGCAAGGTTAAGTTTGTATAATTCCTTGACATTTTGCGTGAATAGTAGTAGATTGTAATTGGCTTTTCCTCTGCCGAAATTGAGGACATGAGCCACCCTAAAGTTGGGGTGGTTTTTTTGTACCTAAAGGACATATGACAGTTACGCAGATACTCCAAAAAATCCACAGACGCTACGAGGGGTCAACTGATTACCCAGAATCCGGTGACGATGATTACGAACTCCGTCTAGCACTACTTGGTGATGGAGTAGAGGCTTGGGCTGATGAGAACTATCCGTGGGTAGAACTCTATGTAACTCTATCTGACGCTTCTACTGGAGACAAGACTACTGATGGTACAAGTGTGATTGACTGCCCCACTGACTTTCTAAGACCAGCCACCATGCTACAAATTGGAAACACATATTACTCATTCCAGAGAAAAGAAAAAACAATCAATACTCTACGACAAGACTCCTCAGCGTACTACTTCACAGTTGTTGGTAGTCCTGGATCAAAAGATATTCATGTTAATCCAACACCTGAAACTGGACTCACTATCTCATACGGATATATCAAATCTCCTACTAGACCAACTACAGGGGCAGATATTCCCCAAGTTCCTAGACCAGACTATCTTACATACTATGTGCTGGCAGCACTCTATGAGCAAGACTACCGAAACGACATGGTCAACTTCTACGAACAGAAAATGCAAGAGGAACTACAAAAGATGGTCATAGACCATGTATCTAAACCAGCAGATCATGTCAATTCGATAGCAAATATAGGTAACAGGCTGTATGGAACTGGCTTTGGTGTATGAGAGCAAACAAACTGCCTACCAGTAAAATAAATAAATATGAGTTGGTCATAGATGATTATTCTGGTGGGTCAAATACTGTTATCTCAGAGGCAAGATTGGGCAAAAAGAAAGCGAATACTAAGTTTGCTGTTGAAGCTACCAACCTACAACAATGCCAAGATGGTATTTGGGAAACAAGAAGTGGTACTGGTAACTACGGTATAGCGATTAGTGGTGCATCATCTCTTGATGGTGGGATCGAATACATTGATGCTGATGACACAAGACATATCTTAGTTGTTGGTGGTGGTAAGTTGTGGGATTCAACCGACAATGGCGCAAGCTGGAGCGAAGTGTCTGGTGCGACTTTTACTTCTGGCTATAGACCGTACTTTTTACAGATCAAAAACCAGATGTGGATTAGTAACGCTAATAATGCACTTGCGTATTACGATGGTACTAATCTTAATACTTTTTCTGCTATTGCCGATCCAGTATCAGCTCCAACTCTCTCAAGGGGTGCAGGACTAACTACTGGCTCATATACTTACTATGTTAGATACACGGCCAATAATGATGTTGGTTACACAAACCCATCTCCAGCACTTGAAGTAACCGTTGATAAGCCAAGAGAGCAGTGGGATATTGCCAGTGATGAGTATATCGACTACACCATTCCAGGTGCTATCTCTGATGCCGAAAGCTATGACTGGTGGCTTGGTAGTGTAAGTGGAAATGAGTATCATTTGGGTTCATCTACAGAACTTACCTTTAGAGATCAGGGAGATGCTACTAATCCTTACTCTGAAACCCCAGACGATAACACAACCGCAGCTCCTACTTTTGGTCCAATGGAAATGTCAGGAAACAGGCTGTGGGCTACAAAAGACCCTGTTAATAAGTGGCGAGTGTATGGTACTGGTACTGGTCAGTATTTGGGTTATTTCAGCCCATTTTACGGTGGATTTTGGATTGATATTGAAAAGGGTGGTCGATATAAACCCATATCAGTTGTTCACTATAGAACTGGTAAGGGAGATCCAATCATAACTGTACTTTGTTCAAGTCCTGATGGACTCGGTACTATTTTTCAGGTTGAACTATCATCTCTCTCAGTGGGCGATGTTACCTTTACCGTACCAATCGCATATAAGTTAGTGGGGTCAATCGGTGCTGATGCTCCTGCTTCTGTTACTAAGTTTATGGATAATGTTGGATTCCTCAACAAAAAAGGTGTGTTTTTTCTAAGGAACAAAGAGCAGATGTTCAACGTTCTAGCAACAGATGATATGACCGCACCAATCAGAAATCAGTTTGAATCACTTAATGAATCATATATAGAGAACGCTTGTGGCTATTACAGCCCACCAAGACTAATCTTTAGTGTTACTACTGGAACGGCTAACGATAGGACATTTATTTTTGACCTTGAGCGAAGGAATTGGGCTTGGGCATGGAACATAGGATTTAAGCAGTTTTTTGAGTACACAGACACAGCAAATAAGACGCATTTGCTTGGTATACCAACTTCAGGATCAAGACTTGTTGAAATCTCAAGTAACTACCTATCCGATCTTGGAAGTGCATTTTTAGCACAGTATCTCTCTCCGCTTATCCCAATCAATGCAGATGACCCAAGAGAACAAGCTAAGATTCAAGAAGTTATCTTTGAAATTGGCGGACTACTTGGCGATGTAGATGTGGCTATTTTGGGCAAGACCAAGAGTGGCGATGTATCAGTGGCAGCAACTGATACAGTTGCCTCAACTATGTCATCAACTGGTTGGGGAGATGATGCATTTTCTGATATACAGTTTTCAGATACAACCAATGCTCCCACTACCTTTGCTCAGTCATCTAGGAGAAAAAGACTCAGAGTAAACAAAAAGTTCTACGCTACACAGTATCGAGTAAAAAGTAATAGTACGGATACTTACTGGCAACTTTTATCCATTCAGGCAAATGGATTCAGGCTACCAGGTAGAAGTCCGAGTAATTGGAGTTAATTATGTCAGCTACACAATTAGCAACAGGGTTGCTTTTCGAAGCGAAACCAAGATGGTCAGGCACTATTGGTGCAGGTGGTGTTGCTGCAGCAGGTACAACCACCATTCCTTTATCATCTGCCGCCAACCTAGACAATGGCGATGCATATGTCTTTGTTATCAATAGGGTTACAACTTCAGGAGCTAAGAACGAACTCTCTGAGATGGAAACTGTTATTGGAGAGTTATCAGGCACTAACTTTGTGAACTGTGTCAGAGGTCAAGAAGGTACTGCTCAGGCTTGGGAAGCTGGAATAGTTGTTGAGATTCTTTTCACTGCAACTCATTGGAACAAGATGATTGACGCATTTACCGCAGAACACAGTCCTGACGATGGTACTCATAAAGATGTAACCGCTACTAGTGTAACTTCTGAAACTATTGAAGCTACCACCTCAGCAGACTTAAAAACACTAGCCATTGATGGTGGTACAGCCATGACTGCAGTCAAAGACGAAGATGACATGGCTTCTAACTCTGCTACTGCCTTAGCCACTCAACAGAGTATTAAGGCGTATGCGGACAGTATTCGTGATCCAAGAACCACCACAGAAGCATCAAGTGCTACGCCTACTATCAACACTGACAACACAGACATTCACACCATTACCGCTTTAGCCGCTGCGATTACCTCAATGACTACTAATCTCTCAGGTACTCCAGTCAACGGACAAAAACTTATTGTCAGGATTAAAGATGATGGTACTGCTAGGGCAATCGCTTGGGGAGCATCTTTTGCTTCAAGAGGTGCAACTTTACCAGTAACCACAGTTGTTAATAAAACAATGTATGTAGGACTAATTTATAACAGCACAGCCTCAGTTTGGGATTGTGTAGCAGTTAGCACAGAGGCTTAATGTCAGAAATATCTACACTACCAAATCTGAGGACTTCATCTCTCACGCACTATTACAGATTAGAGGATGGTGCTTTGACCACTGATAGTAGTGGTAATTCAAACACTTTAACAAACAACAATGTTACCTCTGTTGCTGGAGTGTATGGTGGTGGTGGAGCTTTCAATGGAACATCTGGAAGATTGCAGTTACCAGCCCCAACAGCACTAAATAATATATCAGCGGTTTCCTATTCAGTGTGGGTAAATGCTGTAAATAAGGATTATGGCCCTGATGATGGGAAGATTATTGATATTCGTGGTGCAACTCATTATGCAATTTTGGAGGCTACTAACACCAAGTTCCAATTCCGCATTAACTCTGGAACAGCTACTACCATCGAAACGAACGAAGTTATTGGAGCATGGACTCATCTGGTCGGAGTTTACAACGGATCGAATATGTATCTATATGTCAATGGTTCTCAGGTAGCCACAACTGCAAAAACAGGCAACCTGACAATTAACGCCACAGGAATGCTAGGACAGGAACACAACAATGGAGCATCTAGATATTTTCAGGGTTCGATGGACGATGTAGCTATCTTCTCAAAAGCCCTCTCAACAGATGAGATAGCTGAAATCTATTCCAGTCGTGTACAGAATAATTTTTTACAGATGTTCTAATGTTAAAAAAAAACACACCCACCACCTACACACTCACTACGCTTGGACTTGATAGAGGTAGAAATTATGCAGAAATCATTGAATAGAAAAACCAAACACATGACACAATTTAACCCAGGCGCTATCACTCAAATCGCTAGTGACCAAGCTACAATTCTTGAAAAAATATCTAGTATTGATAAACGCGTAGAGTCTATTGAAAACAAACTTAGCAGAGATACGGTTACTAAAGAAACCTTTGCTGAT